TGTCGTTCTTGGTGTTCTATAACCGACTGCGAACACAACGGAAAGAATCATTGATATGCCCTACACTAAAACCCCTAGACCCTATGCCCATGAATATGATATGGAGAAAAAACGTGGCGAACACGAACGTCGTATGGAGCGTCAACGTGCAAGACGTGCTATTGATAAACGAGATACAGGGACAGTCTTAAAGGAATCGCCTAAACGCAAAGGTAAAGATGTAGCGCACGTAAAGGCTTTAGATAAAGGCGGTAGCAATAAAGACGGTACATATATTACTACTGCAGCTATAAATCGTAGTTTTAAAAGAGATTCAAAAGGTAATTTAGTTTCTGAAACAAGCGTCAAAGAACGTAAGAAGTCAAAGAAAAAATAGTTTGTTTGTATGTGTTGTAAAGTAAGGTACGAGTGCTAGCAACAAGGTTTGACACTACCTATTATAACCGTATCAGTTGGGGTCGTTAGTTAGATATTTTTCCCTTCACGGGGTATCTTCCCTCCTTGGCGATGACTTAACCGATTAACCCCCGTAAGGGGTTGCTTTAATCAAAACGTGTGTTTTGGTCGTATTCCTATTGGAGAAGAGATTGAAAACAGAAGCTGAAATATCAAAAGAACTAGAAGAGTTCTTTCAGCAAGAAGGTTGGGAGTATAGAAAGGAATGGATTACAAAATCCGGAAAAGCAATAGACTTTTTAGTAAAAGCGCCTTATGAAGATGGGCATATATTTTTTGGTGTTGAATGCAAAAAAGATTTAAGTCACGATACAAATGCCTCAGTTCTTGCAGATCATTTAGAACAAGCCAGCGCTTACGCTAGGGATTTAGATATGCCTATATTTTTAGCGCCTATTGTAACCAAAGACGCTCCTTCAGCATTATTTTTTGGGCATAACAATATAGATAAATTATCTGCATTAAATATATTTGGGGGTAGGTTTAATGTAGGCACACTCGTTAGGCAAGAACGTTGGTGGTATGGGCAAAAACACGTGCAATGGTTTTCTATTCTTCGTGGTGGTATTTTTTGGGATTGGAGAGGGTTTAATCCTAAACGTTTAAATACAGTTTGTTCATTGGGGTCAGAGAAAAAAAGAAAAGAAATGAAAATATGGAAATCATAGATAATAAAGCGTTGCTACTTAAAGTACGTGACCCAAACCGCATCACCACAGTAATACCAAAGAGCAAAATATTAGATACGGGTGAAGTGCTGGTGAACTGGGGGCTAGAAGAAGCCCAAGTTTTAAAGAACTTAAAGTTACGGGATGTACCATCACCAATCAGGGCTAACTATACATGGCCTGGACTATATAAACCGTTTGACCATCAGCGTAAAACTTCTGAGTTTCTAACTCTGCACCGCCGAGCCTTTTGTTTTAACGAACAGGGCACGGGGAAGACAGGCTCAGTTATATGGGCGGCAGATTACCTAATGACTTTAGGGGTTATCAAACGGGTTCTAGTACTTTGTCCACTATCCATCATGCAATCGGCTTGGCAAAACGATTTATTTAGATTTGCTATGCATAGGACTACTTCAATAGCGCATAGCTATTCTAGGGAAAAAAGAATCCAAGCTGTTTGTGGCGATGCCGAGTTTGTTATATGTAACTACGATGGGCTAGGAATTATCAGGGATGCCGTAGTTGCTAATGACTTTGACCTAATTGTTATTGATGAAGCTAACGCATACAAGACGGTATCTACAACACGTTGGAAAATACTAAACTCGATTATCAAACCGCACACTTGGTTATGGATGCTTACAGGCACACCAGCTTCTCAATCTCCCACAGACGCATACGGCTTAGCAAGGTTAATAAACCCTCAGGGGGTTCCAAGGTTCTATGGTTCTTTTCGAGACATGGTAATGTATAAGCTGACCCAGTTTAAATGGGTTCCAAAACCCAGTTCAGAAAAGACTGTTCATACGGTACTACAACCTGCAATACGTTTTACAAAAGATGAATGCTTAGACCTACCCGAAATGACTTATGTTACTAGGGATGTACCTCTAACGGCGCAACAAGAAAAGTACTACGAAATCACTAGAAAGAATATGTTAGCCGTAGCCGCTGGCGAAGAAATAACGACAGTCAACGCCGCCGCAAACTTGAATAAATTACTCCAGCTTTCATGTGGCGCAGTCTATTCGGATAGTGGAGAGGTGGTTGAGTTTGATGCTTCTAATAGAATCAATGCTTTAAAAGAAGTGATTGACGAAGCTAGCCACAAGGTGCTAATATTTGTTCCCTATCGCCACGCTATTGAGATTGTTACGGAAGAATTGAGAAGGTCAGGATACACTGCGGAAATTATAAATGGCTCAGTATCAGCCGGAAATCGCACAGACATTTTTGCCCGATTCCAAAACGATGCAAACCCCAAAATTCTTGTAATCCAACCACAAGCCGCCGCACATGGAGTAACCCTAACTGCCGCTAATCTAGTGGTATGGTTTTCCCCTATTACTTCAGTTGAAACCTATCTGCAAGCTAATGCTCGAGTGCATAGAGCAGGACAACACAACCCTTGCACAGTAGTTCACTTACAGGGGTCCCCAGTAGAAAAGAAGATGTACAAGATGTTGCAGGGAAAAGTTGACATTCACACTAAGATGATTGACTTATATAAAAATATTATTAGTGAAGACTCTTGACAGTGTAAAGGAAAGGGAGTAAATTGTGGGTATGAAAAGAAGGAGAAGAGTATGAGTGAACATGAAGCAACAGCAGATAAGTTGGTTAAAGTATATGTAAAAATTCGTGACCAACGATATGCGCTTGAGAAACAAATTAGAGAACTTGAAGAGCAAGAAGCCATAATTAAAAATGAACTGCTAACTATTTGTAAAGACGTAGGTACAGATGGTTTACGTACGCAGTTTGGTACGGTTACAAGAAAACTAAATAAGCGTTACTGGACAAGTGATTGGGAATCCCTTTATTCATTTATGAAGGAACACGACGCCATGCACTTTCTACACCAAAGAATTTCTAATGCGAATGTGGAAACATTTTTAGAAGAAAACCCCGATCTGCACCCGCCGGGGCTTCAAGCGGATGCTGAATACACAGTAGTTGTACGTCGTAAATAATTAGGAGAAGATGATGAGCAAAGAACTTGCTATGTTGGACATGAGTTTACCAGCGCACTTACAGTCGTTGGAGTTGGATGATACTACTAAAGCCCTTATGGGTAGCGGTGGTGGCGGTAGCAAACGTATTTCTATTGAGGGCGGTGTATGGCGCTTATTAGTAAACGGTAAAGAGATTGCACAAAAAGAAGAGCGTAACCTTAATGTGGTTATCGTAGCGGCTTCCTCAAAAGTTGCTCGTACTTACTATGCTGGTACGTATAAGAAAGGTGTATCTGCACCTCCTGATTGCTGGTCTGCAAACGGCGACTATCCTGATAAATCTGTTGAGACACCACAGTCTACTGGATGCGCTAACTGCCCACAAAACATTAAGGGTTCAGGTCAGGGTGATGGTCGTGCTTGCCGCTTTAGTCAGCGTATTGCAGTTGTATTAGACAACGATGTTGGTGGGGATGTATTCCAATTAGTTCTTCCTTCTACCTCAATATTTGGTGAAGGCGAAGCTGGTAAATGGCCTCTGCAAATGTATGCCAAGATGATTGGTGCTAAGGGTGTTCCTATCACTGCAGTTGTAACCGAAATGCGTTTTGATACTGCAAGTTCTACGCCTAAGATTACTTTCAAGCCAGTACGTTTCTTAGAGTCTAATGAAATTCAAACTGCAATTAATCAAGGTAAGAGTACTGAAGCTATTAAGGCAATTACCATGACAGTTGCTAAAGCTAAGGACGATGCACCTGCATTAGAAGCGCCGAAAGCAGAAATTAAAGCCAAGCCTGTTGAGTTGGAAGCCGAACCTGTTAAGCGCACCACTAAGAAAGAAGAGCCTACTCCCAAAAAAGATTTAGCTAAAGTTCTTTCTGATTGGGATGATGAGGAGTAATTAATGTCAACAGGATATGCGAGTGGCTTTATCAATGAGGTAAAAGCTTCGGACAAATCCAAGATCGGGGTACAGCTAGGAAAAGTGTGCATCAAGCGGGACATACCTGTAACTGATATAGCACAATTCTTTGACGTATCCCGAGTGACGGTTTACTCTTGGTTTCGTGGAAAAAGTAATGTACCTGATAGGCATCAGGAAAAAATGCAAAAGCTTATTGATAAATTAGATTAGTTGTGTGGAGGGCTAGGTTAGCTACCGAAAAGGATATACCGCCGTCATATCCCTGCCCATCCTTTTTACTGACGGCTAAAGGCGGCTATGTTAGAAACAAATAATTTTCTATCCGCAGTGCTTCCCGATACTGGGTCGTATTGTGTGGTAGGACTAAAAGAAGATGGAAGCCCAAGACAAAAGTTTGTGGGAAGTATTAAGGAAGTAAATGTATTAGCACAAAAATTAGTTGATGAACAATACAATGCTTATTTTGCATTAGCCTCATTTGCCGACCCCAAAGAAGGTCGCACGGCTAAGAACGCACAGTCTTTAAAATGTTTTTTTATTGACATTGATTGTGGTATGGGTAAACCCTATGCTGACCAAGCAGAAGGGATGACTGCGCTCAAAGCGTTTATTAAAAGTACAAAGCTACCTAGACCTACGGTAGTTAATTCAGGGCGTGGCATACACGCATACTGGATACTAGAAGCGGCTTTGCCAAGTGAAGAATGGAAACCCCTAGCTGAAAAATTAAAAGCCCTATGCGTTCAGCATAAGCTTGAGGCTGACCCATCTGTTACTGCGGACTCTGCACGCATCTTACGGATTCCAAACACTTTTAACTTTAAAGATGTTGAGAACCCAGCCAAAGTAGAAATGTTACTTACCGGGTCCCAGGTGGATATCTCTATCCTACAAGATGTTTTTAATACGGTGGAGCAGGACATCTTTGCTGGTATGGCGGGTAAGCCTTTTATACCTCGTCAGATGGATGCGATGACCTTAGCGTTGATGGGTAACAATATCTCTCGCTTTAAAACCATCATGATTAAAAGCGCTAAAGGAGAGGGTTGCCCACAGCTACTACATATTTACGAAAATCAGACGACAATAGATGAGCCGCTTTGGAGGGGAGGGCTAAGTATTGCCCAGCAGTGTGTGGATAGGGATAAAGCCATTCATACGCTTTCCAACAAACACCCCGATTATTCTGCACATGCAACAGAACGTAAAGCTAATGAGACAAAAGGTCCTTATACCTGCGCTACATTTAAAAAGCTAAACCCCGCACCTTGCCAAGGATGCCCACATAACATTACTTCTCCTATTCAATTAGGCAAAGAGTTTAATGAGGCTAAAGAAAAAGATAACGTAGTAGAAGTTCCAGCCGAAGAAGAAGGCGAAGAGGCTACGATTTATAAGATTCCTAAATTTCCATTTCCATATACAAGGGGTGCGGCAGGGGGTATCTACACCAAAATCAAAGACGAAGAAAGCGGTTTAGAAGAAGTACAAATGATTTACCCGTATGACTTTTATGCGGTTAAGCGTATGAATGACCCTGATAGAGGGGAAAGCGTTTTATTACGTTTGCATCTACCAAAAGATGGGATCAAAGAATTTATCATGCCGTTAACTGATGTACTAGCAACGGATAGATTTAGAGACACTATTGCCAAGCATGGTGTAGCGGTGATGGCAACTAAACA